ATCAAGAACATAACATTTCTATATACGCATATAATAAAAATAAAAAAAATCAAAATAAATATTATTGTAATGATTGCAAACAAATAAAAATAGAAAATACAAATATAATAAAATATGGTGTAAAAAGACCAATTCAAAATAAAGAAATTTATAACAAATTAGAAAAAACAAATTTTGAAAAATTTGGATGTTTGGTTAGTTCTCAAAACTTTGAAGTGATGAATAAAATTAAAAAAAGCCAAATTAATACACTATTAAAAAAATACGATTTCTTAAATATAAAAAAAATAAAATCTGGTTTATGTACCATTGAATGTGATAAACATCATATATATGATATTAATTTTTCATTATTAAATCTAAGATTAAAATATAAAACCATATTATGCCCAATATGCAACCCGATATCTTCAACTAAATCTGGATTAGAAATACAATTTAAAGAATTTATATCAGATAACTACGACAATAAAATAATATTAAATAGTAGATCAATTATCCCACCATTAGAACTAGACATTTATCTTCCAGATTTAAACCTAGCATTTGAATTTAACGGTTTATTTTGGCATTGTGAGTTAAATAAAGAAAAAGATTATCATATAAATAAAACAGATATATGTGAACAGCAAGGAATACAATTAATTCATATTTATGAGGACGATTGGAAATATAAACAAGAAATAGTTAAATCTATTATAATAAATAAACTCGGAAAAACTGAAAATAAAATATTCAATAAAAAAACAGAAATTAGAGAAATAAATGATAATATTTTAGTTAACGATTTTTTAGAATCAAATCATATTCAAGGATATATTGAATCAAAAATTAATATTGGTTTGTTTTATGATAATATCTTAGTAAGCTTAATGACGTTTGATTATATGTGCGGTAAATATATTTTATTGCAATTTTGTAATAAATTAAACACCATTGTAATTGACAGTGAAACTACATTAATTAAGTATTTCATTGATAAATACAATCCAATCGAATTGATATCAATTGTAGATAGAAGTCTATGTGAAGATGATCTTTATGTTGCGTTAGGTTTTAAATTTAATGAAAAAATTAAACCAGATTATTCTTATATAATTAATGGAATCAGAAAAAGTAAAGCTAATTATCAGAAAAAAATATTAATAAAAAATGGATCTGATTCAAATAAAACAGAACACGAAATTATGTTAGAACAAAAAATATTCAGAATTTATAATTCAGGGTATATTAAATATAAATTAAATTTATGATAAAAAAAATATTAAAACATATAATATATTTTATTATTCAATTGATTGAGAAATATGAATTTAGAAATTTCAATCCGAATGAAGAAGATATAATGAAGAAATTTGTTAATACCATATTCTTGGAAAATGAGATATTAATAGAAACTGACTATGGATTTGTCCCTGTAACCGAAATAAATATCACTCAACCATTTCAAAGATATAGATTAGAGTTAGAAAATGGGATATGGTTTGAAGGTGCAGATACACACACAGTGTTTTGCAAAAACCATGAACATAAACAATTAATAGATTTAACTAAAAATGATTATATTATAACTAAAAATGGTTTAAGCAAAGTAAAATCAATAAAAAAAGTATATGGTAAAGCTTCAATGTTCGATTTATCTGTTGCTACACCAGAAATGAGTTACTATACAAACAACATATTGAGCCACAATACAGTTTCCGCAGCTATCGTAATATTGCACTTTGTGCTATTTAATGATGATAAGGGGTGTATGATTGTGGCAAATAAAGGAAAAACTGTTCAAGAGATTATAAGAAAAATAAAAGATATCTATAAATTACTACCATTTTTTTTAAAAAAGGGTGTTACAAACTGGAACGAAAAACAGATAGCATTTGAAAACAATTCTCGTATCCAAACAGAAAATAGAACAAAGGACCCCAGTATCGGTTTTACCATCGACTTGTTATATCTCGATGAATTTGCTCATATCCCTGAGAATTTCATTAGAGATTATTATGGAGCAATAGTACCCGTTGTTTCATCGATATCAAACTCAAGAATAATAATAACATCCACACCGAATGGATATAATATGTTCCACGAATTAATAACCGCAGCAGAATTACCAGACGATGATCCAAATAAAAACCCATATAAAGCGATGCGGGTGTTGTGGAACCAAGTTGCTGGTCGAGAAGATACTAATATTAAAATTATTGACGCAAAATTAAAAAAGTTTAATATTTCAAAATCTGTTATATTAAGAGAAATCCGAGAAAAGTATAATATATCATTATATAAAAAACATGTAGGTGATGATATAATCGATTGTGTCAAATATGATATGTCTGATGAAAAAACATACATTGAAAACATTCGAAAAATTAGAATCAACGGTATACCTTTACCAGAATTAGCTATGGTTGATAATTGGAAAGAAACCGAAACTAAACTTTTAGGATCACCTGAAAAATTCGATCAAGAATACGGGTTACATTTTGTTTCTGGGGATAAAATATTATTTAATAAAGAAACTATTGATCAATTAAAAAGCGGACAAGAATTATTCACAAATATGGAATTACCTGCTATGAACAAGTTAAATATTCCATATGATCAATTAAAATGGATTAAAGATTTAAATCTATTTAACCCACTTAAAGCTAAAGATTATTATATAATGATGTCGTTGGATTTGGCTGAAGGTTTAGCTAAAGATTATTCGGTTATTAATATATTTAGAGTTATGCTTAGAGATAAAAAAGAAATAGATAAATATAAATATGAAAATTTATATCAACTTTTTAAGTTAGAACAAATTGGATTATATAGAAGTAATGTATATTCAATTAGAGAAATATCTCAAATTTTTTATTGTATAGCTTTTGAATTATTTGATCAAGAAAAAGTTAAAGTTGTATTAGAATATAATACATATGGCGGTGAATTATTAACACATTTACCTAATACCTTTGACGGTAATAATAACTACACAAATTCTGTATTTTTAAGATATAAACATAATAGAGATGATATTAGAGCCAAGATTGGATTAAAGTTAAATAAGGATAAGCATCTTATCATCGATAAAGAATTTCAGCAAGCTATAAAAAATAAAAATATGATTTTACATAACGATATAAATATAAAAGAGATAACGACATTTAGTAAACATGAAACTTCTGCTGGAAACGTAACATATAAAGCAGAAAGTGGTAATGATGATGTGGTTATGAGTACTATAACACTATCTACATGTTTTGATAATGTTGGGTATAAAAATCTTATAGATATGTTTGTTAATAATAATCTTCAAGGTGATGTATTAAGATATATTGAGTCGATAACAGCTAAAAAAGAAACTGCTGCTGGTGTATTGGGGGCATATAGTCGTGTATATAGGAGACGACCAGAAATTAACAATTCAAGATATCCTAGATAATATTTAAACTTAATAAAAATAATATGATATAATTAGATATGAAATTAAGCAAAAATATCAAACTAAGTGAGAATATTAGGAAAAAGATATTAATTGGATTAGAGTTATCATATAAAAAATTAGTAAAATCTAAAAAAGATAAAAATCTAAATTTAATAATTTCAAAAAACGGGAAAATTATTGAAATAAACCCAAATGATATCTAGTTTTAAATTGAAATTTAAATATTTCGAGAAGAAATTTATCATTTATTTTTCGATATTCACTTCTTACTTTTTCTAAATTTTGTTTTTAAAAGACATTTTGTCATATTATTTATTATTTAATTTATTTAGTTCTTTTTTTGATAAATCTGTATAAATATTTTTAAATGAGGCTGGATACGTTAAATCTTTAATAGCTCCAGAAGTATCTCCCATTGCAATATTTGTTAATCCTCGATAATAAAATGCTGATGGATTTTCTTTGTCCCAATATATTGCCAAATTTAATTCATAGTACGCATTATTGTAATTTTTTAATTCGTACCAACAACGACCATACATTACCTTACCTTTATATAATGATGCCGAACTTCTAAAACATTTTAGAGCAGCATTAAAATCCCCACGATTAAAATAGATCATCCCCGCTAAAAATATAGCCTCAGAATTCTGCGCATTACAATTCAACGGCCAAGATTTTAAACTATACATTAATGCATCATCATATTGCTTATTATTATAAGAATAAATAGCATGATTATAATAAATTCTTGCAGAATCTAATTTATAACTTTGCGAAAATATATTAGAAAATGCGAAAAGAAACAATATTATTATACACTTTTTCATTATTATTTTTTTACAAAGATACACATTTTTTAAACAAAATCAAATATATTTATATAATAACTTAATAATAACGAAAGAATCTGAAATAATTATAAATATTTCAAACTTGCTTTCATTTTTAAGATATAAAAAATAAAAAATCTATGTCAGAATCACATAAATTCAAAATGACAACAGAACAAGTCAAGTTTTTCTTAGATAAAATTCATGATTTGCTTACAATTGATGATGAAATATTATTTAAAATAAATAATGATAAAACATTATTTTATTCAGTGGTTGGAGAAAAAAAGAATGTAAATGCATTTAAATCTTTCATATTTGAAACAACCGAAGTTTTCACATTTGATGAACAATTACCAAATGAAATACGATTCATAGTAACGAATGGTAGCAAATTTGAAAGTACAATTAAAAATTACTTAGATTATCCAGAAGATGTCAATTGTGCATTTTTTATGAATGATGATACATATGCAGACAATTTCAAGTTGAAAAACAGTAAGTTGAAATTAAGTATCAATGGTGGAGATTTAAGAGCTATGAATACAAATATCGATATAGATAAAATTAATAGTACGTTAAATAAAGATTATATCGATTTTAAATTCATCTTAGATAAAAGTTCATTTTTAAAAATTAAAAAGATTGGATCAGTTGATACAGAAAACGATATACTAACATTAGATATTTGTGACAATAACCTAACAATAGGTGAAGGTAGTTGGAATTTAAAAATTTGCGATATTCAACATGAGGATATGTCTATAACTTTCCCTAAAAAATATTTTAAATCTATTTCATTCACGGAAGAAGATATATATGTATATGTATTTGATACATTTTTACTAATAGATAACAAGAACACAACATTATTAATAGCTTTAGAATTAATGGTTTAAATATGAGCGGTACAGTAGGGTTTATTTTAAATGATATTCATCATTTAATTTATTGTGATTCAGATTCTGATAGTCATTTACCAGAACCTGATTATTTGGGGTTCGAAATGTTAAATTTTATTTATACTATAAATTTTGAAAATGGTTGGAATAAATTTAAAAAATCAATATCTAATATTAAAGAAATAAATTTATTTGAATCTAATAATTTTGAATTATCACAATTAACAGATATTTATAATAACAAATGCGACACATTAGTAATTGATAATCGTATAATTTATGATAGATATTGTAATTACGGATATATTATAAATTTAGATACTATGGTTTTAGAATATTATATCGGATATCAAACAAGACCACAAAAAGGGAATAGATTTGGAACAACATCCATCGATGGTGAATATTATCCATGTAGATTATGTTCAATATATGATTTATCTAATATTGATTCAGATTATATTATAGATGATATTATAGAAAATATGAAATTCTTAGATGGTTATGAAGATAAATATGAAAATGTGTCTTCAATATATCGTAAATATAAGTTAAAAAAATTATGCAATATAAATGTTATAGCGGAGGTGCAATAGGGTCAGATACAATATTTGAGATAGAATCCATTAAAAAGGGGTTTGATGTTATCGCATATTCATTTAAAGATCATAATACAACATCAGAACATAAATTTATATTATCGGAATATCAATTGAAAGAGGGATATGAACATATAAAAAAGGCTAATTTAAAATTAAATAGAAATATAATAAATATTTCAAAATATGTCAAAAATTTATTATCAAGAGATTGGTTTCAGGTCAAATCTTCAGATGCAATTTATGCCATAGGTATATTAGAAACAGAATCAATCGTCTGTGGGGGGACAGGATATGCAATTCAATTGGCAATAGATGAAAAAAAACCTATTTATTTTTTTGATCAATCTGTTAACTATTGGCATTATTATGATTATGATACAAACAAATTTGAAATTTTTGAAGATATTCCAACGTTAACTCATAAATTTGCTGGTATTGGAACCAGAAAAATAAATAACAACGGTATCAACGCCATTAAAAATCTAATAAAAAAAGCACCATAATGGTGCTTTTTTTTATTAGAAATATTTATATATAATATATGAATAAAAATATATCACCAGCATATTGTTGGGCAACCGACCATAATGTTAAATTTAAACTTAAGATAGGATCATATCCTAATATTATTGAATTTCTAAATTCAAGTAAAATTGAGTTTTTAGCTAATATAGAATTACCTGAATTACCTAAATATTTACTTGGTAATGGACGTAGTAAAAATCTGTTAGAATATATAAGTAACAACAGTTCCAATAATATTTTATTATATAATTTTTTAAATTATTATATTGTAAGTATAATTAAAATACGATATATTTCAGGTGAACCTTTACTATATGAGATAAATTTATCAGATAAATGGCAATCTATGATTATTAGAATATTAGATTCAACACCATATATAACTACAACTACCTCAACCACAACACTAATACTAGGATTTCCTTATACTTTTCCTTTTGCATTAGGTCAAAGCGAATCAACGACAGTAGTTCCAACAACGACAGTAGTTCCAACAACAACAGTAGTTCCAACAACAACAGTAGTTCCAACAACGACAGTAGTTCCAACAACGACAGTAGTTCCAACAACAACAACTACCACTACAACATTATTTGTTCCGACAACCTTACCATCACCATCAAGTGCAACAAATGTAGAAACTGTATTTATATACACATCATAAAAATACTCAAAATAAAAATGACACACGAAGAAATATTAAAACAAACACAAGAGTATCACAAAAATACCAATGAAAATATAATTGGTGTCGGATATGGATATAAAATATCTAATGGTGTTATGACTGAAGAAAAATCAATAATTTTCACAGTTAAAGAGAAAAAACCAAAAGAATTATTATCTGATGATGAATTGCTACCATCTAATATACAAGTAGCTGGAGCTCAAATATCAACAGACGTTATTCAAAGAGATATTAAATTACTTTGCGATGAATATTTTTATGAGTGGCAATCAACACCACCATCCAATAGAAATATGTTTAGATCATTAAAAGGTGGAATCTCTTGTAGTGCAATGCCATCTATGTCTGCATATACTGGAACTCTGGGCTTTTTTGCAATAGATAATGATACAAATACGTTAGTTGGTGTATCAAACAATCACGTCTTAATAAAAGATGCATTTATTGCATCTGAACAGAATATATTAGGTGAATTATCTTCTATTGAAAATGAACGAATAACTCAACCTCACGAATTTTTAAACGATGATAAACCAATTGGAATAGTTAAAAGATATGCCCCTTTACGATCAACAAATTATAATACGGTTGATGCGGCATTAACCACAATTAGATCGGGATACATAAACACTGGAATATCATATAAACAAGAAAATTTAAGTGATAGTATAATTGGAACAGGATTAGATTTTGCGACTACTCAAGAATTGAACGATTTATTAACATTAGACCCACTACTATATAGTGCTGGTAGAACAACAGGAGGAAAAGGCGAAGGTATAACAAAACTTAGAATGTCATCTATTGGTGATACAATCACAATAGCATATAATAAACAAGGAGCCGAGACAACAGTAAATTTTACAGACCTTATTCATTTTGTCGCTACAAGTGGAACAACAAGACCATTTTCAATATGTACACATCCAATATATAGTGGAGATTCAGGTTCTGCATTAATCGCAGATATTAATGGAACCAAAAAAATAATAGGATTATGTTTTGCTGGTGGAGATTATGATGGATTTGCATGTCGTATCGACAATGTTGCATCATTGATGAATATTTCAGCTTGGAAAGGTGAAAACGTAGAATATTCTACTGGAATCGTAAATGAATATATAGTAAATGGTTTAAGTAATGATGAATATATTGATTATAATGGACACAGATACTACCAAGCTGGAGTAAGAAAAAAATAAAAATAAAATATAAAAATGATAGATTTAATAAATGTACCAAGTAAAAATGACGGAGATCAATTATCTGCACAAGAATTTAATCTTGTAGTCAGTGGGGCAAATTCCGCAATAAGTCAATTGAATACATTGTCTGGTAGCTCAATAGAAAAAATAATATGGCTATCTGGTGAAACTAAACCTGTGATCGTCGCAGATACGATTATTGGAGAATTAGAAGAAGGTGATACACATTATATCACAACTTATACTGAAAATGAAAACAAAATAGCGATAATAAATAACATTAATAAGTTTTATCCAACATATAATACATATAGCAATTTAGATTTAACCTTAGAACCATATTTTTTATTACCCCAGAATAATAAATTTGTTGGAATTGATTATGACGGTATGAGATTATTTCGATTATCATCGGATTTGACATTAGATGATACATTTAACAACACAAATTATCTAATGTCAAATCATATTCAAATTCTATCTGATAATAGTATCATATTATGTCATTATGATGAAATTGGTGGTTATAATATTTTAAATAAATTAGATATCGATGGAAATATCGATCAAACATTCAAAACTATAACATATAGTGGTAATACTCAGATATCTGGGGGATTTGTGACTCAATCAACAGATAAAGTTGTAGCTATTTTAATGGATCAGACCACATACGATTCGACTGTTATCAGATTTAATCTTGATGGTACTGAAGATACAACATTTAATAATTATATTTTAACTGGCAATGTAACTGGTTATACAAGTATATATCCAAACTGCATCATCACAACAAGCGATGATAATATAATATGCGCTTATGAATATTTTGTCGAAGATTATATCTATGAAATTGTAAAATTGAATTCTGATGGTACTGAAGATACAAATTTCAAATCTAATTTTACATCTATTGGTATAAATGTAGTAAGATGTTTTTATAGTCATGAAAAATTATCTAATGGTAGTTTTTTTGTAAGCGATCGTAATAATAATATTTATAAAATAAATTCTGATGGTACTACGGACGAGACATTCAATAGTAATATTGCTCAGATAATAGACACATATGATAATTTATATTATTTTTATATTGATTCATATGTACCATTAATAATAGAGAATGATGGATTAGTGTTAGTAACACCAACATCGGATACGACTTCTGATATATTAAGAATCGGTGCTGATGGTATATTAATATCAGCAACACACATTGATATCGGTTCGTGTATGTATATCTTTAAATCGAACCAATCAACGTATGCGGTTTCTACTGTAAATGATGAATATGATGATTTTATATACTCTGGACTATATTTATACAATTCAAATTTTGATAGAAAATTCACAACATATATCGAAAAACCTCATTATGCTAAACAATCACAATTAGAAAATCCAATTTTTTCACCAAATGGATATTATTTACCTACAATATCAACATATTCTAAAAATTTATATGTGGCATATCCAGATAATTTAGATCACGATTTTAAAGTATATTTATATTCTAACGACACAGAAACGTTTAATATGATATATTCAGGTATCACGCCCCCAAACATATTAAATGATACTATAGTTTTATTCGAAAATGGTGGTGACGTGGGATTTGAACAACTACTCGATCTAAATATGAATGAAATATCAGGATTTGAAATTTATACACAGAGTAGATACTATGCACCAATATTTCAGGATATGTTATATTGTGCAGCATTATTATCTAATGGTACAATATTAGCATATGCAAATAATGATTTAAGACAAATAGATTTTATAAATTCAACAACAGGTGATATATTGATAAGTATTACAGAGCCATATAATCATGTGATATTTAATCCTCCTGTATTAAATTCAGCAAAGTTGGTAAACCATATATCTGGAGGTGTTGGTTTATATAAAATATCAGAAACTAAAATAGCATTTAAAGTATCGTATATAATTATAGGGGTATATGATATTGAAACTGAAACATATACTCCAGAACCATTTGGACAAGTGTTCACATTATTAAAAAATATAAGTAGCAATGGAACAGAATATGGTGCGATATTCGAAATTACTGAATCGTCACTTATCGCACATATTACATTTCCTTCTGGTGAATCAGTAAACATAGAACAGCAGCAAACTGAAGGTAATCCTGATTTACCTATAATTTTAGAATCAGAAACAGAAAATTACCTTATAAGAGTTAGTGAAGATGGATTATCTATATATGATTATAATAATTATGATTACACCCAGATGATATTTAGTTCTGACGATACACAAGAATTATTACAAGCAATTAATAATCCACTATTTGTGACATCATTAACAAATTTTAATTTTGTTAAATTAGGTTCCGAATATCATTTAATATTAAATATTGTATCTACTGATCCAAGACTACAAGTTGGACTTATATACAAATCTACTGATTTGATTATTTGGGAAAAAGTATTAGGAGGTATAATGCGACCAAATTTAAACACCACAAAAATAAATTATTATTATGAAAATTAAAGAAATGAG